TGGCTTGTAAGTTTTGTAGTAAGCAGGAGTTCCTTTCTTCGTGAAACCGTCTAGGTTCGCAAATCTCGGGCTCTCACGCATATCCTTTCCACCGACAGCGAAAACAACTGCTGTCGTGTCTGGATCAAAGTTTTGAGTTACTTCTTCGGCAACATAAGGTTTTCTGGTCATCACGATCTTATCGGCAGGGATCCCGTGAGCCACCATAATCTTTTTCTTTTCTTCAAAGCTTAAAGGAGACGTTGGACCTGTCTTATTAGAAGTCACAACGAATGTGTTCTCGGCACCATATTGATCGGCAAGTGCCTTATAAGTTGCGTAGTGATGCCGACCCATTGGCTGGAACCGACCGGGGTAAATAGCAATAACTCTTTTTTGGTCTTGCTCATTCAAAGCCCAGTTAACTGCCTCAGCCAAAGCAATCTTTACCTTACTTTCTTCGCGGACCAAAGAAGTAATTGGAGCCCCACCAAGAAGGTTCTCATAAAGTGCTTGATTCTTGTTTGTAACAGAAGGAAGATTTCGAGACCATTCCAAAAGAGTCTTTGATACAGAATAACCATCGGTTCCCCAATATACTGATAGACTCTCTGTCTGCTGGAACTTGGCGCCTTTATCTACTGCGAAGTTTGCTTTGCTGAACTCTAAACGATCAACAAACTTAACGCCATTACCGATATGATCAACAGCAACATAACCTTCCGGGTTGCTTGCGACCAAATCGCCTGAACCATCATCAATAAAATGCTTTGTGTTATATACAGCGTTGTTATATTTTTGAATAAAGATATTCTTTGCTTCAAATAGAAGTCGCGAGACTCTGAAAAGATTAACAAGATCTTCCTTTCTATCATCAATAGAAGAAAGCATTTCCTGTCCTTTTTGGGTTGCCTTTAATCTTCCTCTCTCAGACTTCAAAGAATCGATTCTTTTTTCTAGACGACCAGAATACCAACGCTTGAAACCATCAAAAGACTTCTCGGGATCCTCAATAAACTGACCACCCTTAATCTCAGAGTTAATGTAGATATTAAGAAGATCCATCGGCAGACCATCATAGTTAATCTTGATTTGATCTGCGGCTGAAACTAATTCCTTTACCTTCGCCTCTTCATCTTCAGTTAAAGTAACGGTGCCTGTATCATCTGTGAAATAAGCATCATCAACCCAAACGCCGGGCACTTTATTCAACCCACTTACGTCTGCGCCAAAAGAAGCACCACCATCCAAACTATCATAAGTTGTGTGGAATACAATACCAAACTTTGATTCGGCAATCTCTTGACCAAACTTGGAGTTGACAGGAGCAGCATAAGTAATAGTATTTGGCTTGAAAGCATAATGAGGTTCACCATCAACATCAATAGTGCTAATCATCTCATCATCAAACATAAAGTCGCCTTGAAGAATCTTTTGGATTCCCAATCCAGGCAAATAGCGAAGCGCTTTAACTAACTTATCAACCAAACCCGGTGCATGCCCGTGATTTCTCTGGACATCTTCGGGGGTATAGTTTATTTTTGGGACTTTATTAAAGATAGATTTGGTACCAACAAAGAACTTACCGTTCTCGGGATTAATACCAGCAAAAATAGCAGGAGCCCCGTCCCATTTAACGGAGGTCTTTACTTTTGAATCAACATTGCCTTTTAACTCTTCCAACAACTCAAGCAAGAATGCCCGAGCCATATCATAACCTTTTGGACCTTGTGTTAAAACAAGTTCTTCAAGGTGAGTTAAGTGAGTGTTTGCTTTTCCTTCATCCAGAAGAAACATTATCTTTTCAACTCTCCTTATTTTCTTCTAATATCGTAACTTGCTCTTCAAGAATACTTACACGCTCTTGAAGCCGTCTTGTCTGTCGTCTAACTTGTTTTAGACTTTCTTTGGCCATCTCAATCCTGCGCGCATCCTTTTTAGAACGCGGCATTATGTTTTCCAGAACCTCGGAAATAGAATCTAAATAACTAGACGTAGCAGGGCCTTTGCCCTCGTTCATAATGAACTGACGAGTTAGCCGACGATAATCCATCGTTTATTCCTCGATGTCTTTCAGAACAACTTTCTTTTTAGGGGCCGGCCTGACTGCTTTCTTGGGCGCTGGCTTTACTGCTTTCTTGGGCGCTGCAGCCGGAACAGGCTTTGCGGCGACCTTCTTTGCAGCAGCTTCTTTTGCGGCGGCTTCTTCAGCAGCCTTCTTCGCTGCAGCTTCTTCAGCAGCCTTCTTGGCCGCGGCTGCTTTTGCTGCGGCCTCTGCTCTTCTTCTTCTTTTAATAAACGGTGCAACCATTTTACTTATTCTCCTTTTTGATTCTTCGTAGGATTCTACGAGTGATTTGCTTTGCCTCATGGACAGAGATCATCTTTGGTGCTGTTGTTTCATCAACAGTCTCCTCGGACTCTTCCTCGGAAAGCTGTGCTTCGTCAAGATCTTCTTTCTTGGCGTCCTTAGCAGCATCCTTCATTGACTCTTCTTTGTCGCCATCCTTATCTACATCAAGGAAGTCTGGCTTGGAGCCTTCACTAAGAAGCCCCCATTTCTTCATCAACTTTGTGTTGATTTCATTGTTTTTCCACTCTTTAAGTGACATCTTTGGTTCTCCTGAATCCGAGAAATCAATCTCGATATTAATTTTTCCTGTTTTAATTAGATCTTCAAAGTCTCTAAATATTAAATTTCCTTTTTCGTATGCCTCTCGCTCCATTTCTCTAAGGTGCGGATCTTTCTGGGCATACCCTTCGCCAGTAGCATTATCAGTTGTAAAATCTCCACGACAGTTCTGATCATGATGAACTAGTTCGTGCGATAAAGATCTCAATATATCTTTTGGATGTCTTCCATCCGTATAAAGAACAATCTGGTAGTTCTGCGGGTCATAGTAAGCAGTCTTGCCTAGCATCCTGCCGGCATTATCCTGATCACTTTGAAAAACGATCGAGGCGCCTTTATCAAAGCCAAGTTGTTTTTGAGAATAAGGAAAAAAGTTATCAACCATCTGTTCAAGATGGCGAGTATTTCCAGCAGTATTATTTACGCACTTATGCATTATCTATTAAATAGTTGAAAAAAGAAGAAAAAGAGCAGCCCATAAATGATATCCAAAAACAATCAAATATATTAAGTTTAAAATTAAAAGAATATAAAATACTCTGCGTTTGAATCTTTTCCTGAAAAAGTAAAGAATATATAAGCCAACTCCACTTAATCCTAACTTTGCTAAGACAAATAAAACCGGAGAATGTTGAAAAAAGAAATCCATTATTGGATTTGCTTCCGTAGCAAGTCCGTTTTGAACCCAAAATAACGTTGCCGTAAGATCTACAATAATGAGGATAGATAGAAAATAAACTAATCTAGCTATTTTCCTCAGCATCTATCTTCTTTAAGATGCTTCCAATTCCAACTCACTGTATTTTACCTTGCCCTGGGCCTTTTTCATATGTGATCGCTTTGAATGCTTTTTCAAGATAGTCGGCTGCTTTGGTGATCTTTGCCTGAACCCAAGGCTCAAGATTCTCGTCATCCATCAACATATCGTGAAGTTGCTGTGCCTGCGCAGCCATATGATATAGAGATCTGCGAGCCATCTGCCCTTCATATCCATCTGGATCCTTGTCGTGTGCTGGCGCCTGCTGTGTTTCACCGGGCATTTCCAGTAGAATGGAGGTTCCAGTTAGTTCATCAGAGATCATCTCTTTAAGTTGTGCTTTAGTAATCTTCATTGTTAATCCTTTTGTACTAATCTTTATCAGTTAATAAATCTACGGTTTTTACTTGCTCTTCTAAGCCACCAAAGTCGCCGCCTCCCATTCCAATCATGCCACCACCAGCATAATCTCCTCCGGAGCCTCCACTAAATCTTTGCTGATACTCGGGAGCCGCAACAACTCGTTGGTCAGGCATTGGATGGGCGCCAGAACCTTCAAGGCTGTTTAAAGCCTTTCTAAGGCACGCAGACGCTTTGAAAGCCTGCTCATAGGCGTCGTCATAGATGGGCTCGTCAAGAGCCTCTACGAGTTGCTCTGTGGCTTCTCTTGCGGTAAGTGCGAGGTCATACAAATCATTTGCTTCTGGATCACCCTTATCCTGCTCTGGGGTGTCCTTATCTGCTGCCGGCATTCTGTGTGGAACGCCTTCGGGTGCGGAAGGCTCGTTAATGCCTCCGTTTGTAAACATTGCTTCTTTTACTAGAAGCTGAAGTTGTTTGTAATCAATGCTCATTATGCTTTCTCTTTTGCCTTTTTGGTTAATGTGGCGTAATAGATACTTTCACCTTCTTTGTCTCCGTATTGATCTTTAAAATCTTTCTTAGGAGTTTTCTTTTCTAAGGATTTAAGTTCTTTTTTCTCCGGCTTCGTTAACTTCTTCTCGTCTAATTCTTTCTTGGAATCTTCTTTCCCGGCTTTTCTTACTCTTTTATTCGCTGCCTTCTTTTCAGCCTTGGTGGCATCAGGTGGTGTTTTCGTTGCTTTCGATGCTCTACCCATTGCCTCAGCAAGGTGCTCTCTAATATCCGGATCACCCATTAGTCTCTCAATAAATCCGTTTGTAATAATGTCAATAATAGATTTAGAAAGTTCATCAGACTGCTCGGCAAGGATTCTAGAAAATGTTCTCTGCATCAAGGATTCAAGAATATCACCATCGAACGGAATATCAGGAA